GCAGCCTGCACACTAATCTGGTGGTAGTTACCAAGGCGTGTGGTTGGGCTTGGGTTCGCATAAGAATAATCAGCGCCTTCGTTGACATAGTTGGTGTCAACAGCAGCAGCCAATTCTTGCACTTGCCACTCGTGGAAAATACCTTTGGTAGTTTCCTTTTGCGAGTTGCTCACAAGGGGGGTTTCGTCGGGATCGCAATTCCCTCTCACCTTTCGATGAGGATTGGACTATATCATCACTACAAGGCAATGTGTACTTGCAGCGCTGGGCGCTCTAGCCTGTTATTAAGGGGGCTTACCCCTCAGGTAGTCTCTGAACCTTCTATCGCTGTGTGGATAGCTTGGATGCTGATTGCCATATCATCTCTGACTTAGGGTTCCAGCAGTTCACCCAGTTTAGACCGCACCGATCTTAGTTAATGCGGTAAATCACATCGCTCAGGTCTTCTCTCTCGCCAATGGCGGTTGAGCTAGTGTAAGTAGCCATAATGGCCTCCTAAAAAGTTAGCGGGTTAAGAGGTATTGAACAGCAGCATCCTTGCTGCCGGACTTCCTCAGGTTGTCAAAAGCTTTGCGCTTTCGCTCTGTTGCAGAGTCGCCCTTGGTTTTAGGTTGCCCACTTTTCACCATCTTAGGTGCCGTCTTTACCTTCTTTGCAGCAATAGGCCTTTGTGACTGCAAGTTGTCGTAAAGATAGGCTTTGCGCATAAGATCAACATAACGGCTATCAACAGCGTTGTTCAGCTCTTCGGTTGTCCAACCTTTTGTCTGAGCATAGCTGGCAATAGCTGCCTTTTCACGAGCCTCGACTTCTGAATCCTTCCACTCAGGGATTAGCTCCAAAAGCTTTTTTTGCTCTTCTGCCAGTTTTATCTGGCGCATACGCAACTGCTCGGCCTGCACAGCTTGCTGCCTGGCTTGAGCGTCACGCTCTTGATCTCGCTGCCTAACATATTCCAGCGGGTCGCTCTCATACAGCCCATCCCAATATGCCTGATCTTTAGGCTGGGTGCTTTGCTGTAATTGTTGAGCCATTAAGTTAAGGGCTTGCTCGTACTGCTGACGAGCCTGCTCAGTAGACGCTTTTTCAGCCTCAACAGCTTTACGCTGCTCAGCCGCATCTTGTAGTCTTTTCTGAGCCGTTTTTTCTAGCTGATAGCTCTTGATAAGTTCATCAATCGTAGCCTCACCTTCTTGGCCATCAACCTTGACAGAATAGGTGTCGATAGTCTCGACCTCTTCACTGTCTTCCTCAACCTCTTCGACTTCCATTTCGGCTTGGCTGTCATCAGCGGCCTCAACTTCTATCTCTTCGGTTTCGGGTGCCTCTACTTCATTCGCTTCGGCGGTTTGCTCTTGAACCTCGTCGCTTACCTCGGGAGGGGCTTGGGTGTTCAAAAGTAAGTTTACAGCATCATGCTGCGAAAGGCTGGATTCCTGTGGAGTACCAGACATATTAAATTCTCCAAATTGTTAAGGACTATTTTCGCAGCGCATCCATTTGCTGACTGGCCATCTTGCCCGTCTGCACAACACTCTCAAAGTGTAACTGGAAAGCTTCCAATGCTTTCAGCAAATGGAAACACTGCTCACGAAAAGCGGTGTCACTCGGGTCACTTCCTGACCAACCTTCGACATACGTTTTTCGTAATTCCTCAAAAGCCTCTATCACCAAAGGCTCACGCAATATCGCCGCAGCTCTCGCTCCGCGATGTTGCTCGTCTATAAGATCACTCATGCTCTTGGCAGGTTGTCCGAAACATTACCGCCAAACGCCAACTTCTGCTGGCGAAGCTGTAATTCAGCCTCAAGCTCAAATCTGCGCAACTCAAGCTCAGCCTGCATCTTCTCACGCTCAAGCGCCAGTTCAGCCTGCATCTTCTCACGCTTCAACGCTATCTCAGCCTCAAGCTTAGCCTGCTCTATACCTGCTGAATTATCCTGAGCCTGCTGCTGAGCGCCCTGCGCAATCTGAGCATCAATCTGATCACCAGAAGCAAAAAACTGATCGGTGTCCTTGAAGCCTGCCATTTCAGCAATGCGTTTGAGCGTATTCACATACTGGCTAGGCTTAACCACCGGGTTTTGCGGGCCAAGCTGTGAAATGATCTGCTCTTGCTTACCTGCAATCTGCGCAAGCATAGCCATCTTTTCATCTTCGCGGCCATTACCAAGGCCAACCTCAATGCTTAAATCAAAGCCATTCGCCCAAGCACGAGGATCAATGCTAACAAACTCACCACGAATACGCACAACACGCTCGCTATCCTGATGCTTTTGCAGCAAATGCAAAACACCTTTTGCCAAATCACGGCATCCCGTTTCAGCAAAAACCCTAGCAATCATTTCAATCTTAAGTTGCGCACCTTGGATAGTCGCATTGACAGCACTTGCAGTCGTGCTTTGTAGCGTACTCGGATCGAGGCCCATCGAAGCTTTAGAAAAACCCGTGCGCTGATCACGAATCTGATCCACATACTCCAGCATTGCAAACGCAGAGTTCCCGATTTGCGGGACAGCAAGAGGTTGCACCATTCCCGGCGCACGCATTCTAACAATGCCACCCGGACGCGACGAAAGTAAGTCATCAAGATTAACCTGCCCCTCAACTGCGCCAACCCTGCTGTTATTCGTCAGGTAAAGATTGTCTAACATCTGGCGCATAATGCTCGACTTAATAACCTGCAAATCCATCACCATTTCGGCAACGCTTCGCCCAACCATTCGGTGCGGCATTAAGATGGGCGACAGCAAAGCAAATGGCACATGGTCAAACGGCTCGTTCTCAAGCACCTCAACGCCATCACCCAAAGCCACCACACGGCGCAACTCAGGTATATTATCCCCATCATAATCCGCACGAATGTAAGCCTCAGTGACCAACACCTCGCGCATCGTGGGGTCTGCACTCTCAAAGTCATCGCCAGATTCAAGCTCTTCAAACCGCGCCTGACGCTCGGCTTCATCGTCTAAATCATCATAGCCCGCATATCGCAGCACAATGTCAGGGTCATAACCCTGCTCAATTAAATCGCCAGCGCGAACTTGCGTCCTGTGAGCTATAAACGAACAATCTTCGAGAGCAGTTGCGCGGCGAGAGAAGATCAATTCTTCTGGCGGTACGTTGTCAATCTTAACAGAGCCAGACTTTTTGGTGCGCTTTACCTCTACAGAAAAGCTGCGCTCCATAGGCATCTCGTTGCCCTCAGGGTCAACCATGCCCATCTCAGTGACTTCTTGCGAAACAATCTCTATCGCAGGGTCAGACACCAGCAAAGTAAGCTCATCTTCGGTAAGGCTTTCGTAGCTCTCGTTAACAGTAGTGTCAGTCTCAGCCCAATGAAACTTCACACAGCCCTGCTTAAACAGCAAAGCATCCTTGAACCAGTTATGTATGACCCGAAAGCCGGGGTTGTCATGGTTAATCGCAAAGTTCACCAAGTCAGTCGCCTGCTCAGCAGCCTGCACATCCTCAGGGCCACGCGGTAAAAAACGCGCAAACTCAGGCGAAGACGCAAACATCTTCATCAAGCTTGGCATGATGTACTCAATCGTATCGCTGACCTCAGTGGCCACCACCTGGCTTCGGTTTTCAACCTCATTGCCAAACGGATCACCAAGATAATAGCTTAATATATCGCTGCGCTCTTGGCTGAACTCTGAGTCATAATAATTGACAGCGCTCTGTATCTCATGCTGCAAAACACTGCGAAAGCGCATGTCATCCATATTAGCCATCTACTTACCTTTAGACTTCTTCTTGGGCTTCTTTTTGCCCTTGTGATAACCCGGCATTACGTTCTCCTTGATTTAGACTTCCAGCTAACGCGAGCTGGGCCTGTCTTCTTCTTGGCAGTCTTCTTCGCTGATGCTGACTTTGCTTTGCTCGCAGGGCGGCAAGCGGGATATGGGCGCGTCTTCTTGCCCTTGCCACTACGACCGCACTTCTTGCCCGTCTTTACATCCCGCCAATCCTCGGCAAACCACTTGGTCAATCCACCAGAATAAGACATTACGCATACTTCCCGCCGCGCTTCTTATACTCACGCACCAGCCAGGCATTCGCATACGCCGAAGGGTAAACCTTAAATTTCTTCTTAGCCTCGCTCTTAACGCGAGAATAAAGCTTGGGGTCTTTCGGCTTAGGCTCAGTCTTGCGCTTAGCCATCAGAGCTATACTTCCCAGTAGCCGTGCCAGCTTTCTTGCGCTTGTAAGACTTCTTAGGCTTGGCTTTCGCCTTTACCTCAGGCTCAACCTCAGGTTTTTTGCCGGGGTTTGGATTAGTGTATCGCTTCACATACATCATAGCTTAACAATCCCACGCTTTGCGCGACCAGTAATTAGCCGACAGTTTGCTTGATTTGCCCTTAATTCCACCAGAGCGAGCGCAATAGCTCTTCTTTCTGGCAGGGTTGTTCTTCTTGAT